CATGCCACGTCACCATTTCGGTGACATCCGGCGCCAGCCCCCTCTCCCGATAGTATCCCCCGAAGATCGCCAAGATCAGTCCGTGGGCCTCCCCTGCGGCAACGAGGCTATCAAATCCTCGATAACGTCGGGCGAAGTCTTCAGCGCCCGGGCCATTCGCCGCCTCCAGTACTCCCGGAAGAGGCTGCTCCGTTGGCTCGTGACGTGCCTGAACTCGTCGCTGCTGTCGAAAAAAAAAGCGCACAGGTCCATCGCCAACCCCATCGGGGCCTTCATCATCTCGGCGATCTTGCCCTCCGTGGTGCCCGTGTATTCCTTGCCTTCCTGAACCAACAGGAACGCCAGCGCCTCAGCGATGATGTCGGCCTCGTGCTGGGGCGCCTCCCATCGGGACCAATCCACCCATTGCCCGTACACGGTCTCCATTTCGAGGTCACGGGGTACGCGGTAGGGGATGCCGTCGATGTCGATCACGGCCGGGGGAACCCACGAGCTTTCGTCTTCCTTTAGGTCGGCACGGAAGCGTTCGGCCCGCGTGTACGCCTTGGTGAGTTCCTCCCCAACAATGTCCAAGATGTGACGGACGGCCCCGAGGGGGTAGCCGTTCAGTTCTTCGATGGGGATGCCGGTGAACACGGAAAGGGCCGTGAAGGTGGCGTCCGTGTCCGGCTCCGTGGGGGTTAGGAGCTTCCAATCGGACAGGGTCAACGTGTCGGCATCGCGGAGGGGTACCGTGCGCTCCGTGCCATCCGTGTTCTTGATTGTGAGCTTCATTGCTTGATGGGGTTACCGCAGTTGGGGCAGAACGTGAAGTCAGGCGCACCCACTTCAAAGTCGTGTTCGTAATGGCATCCGGAGCACTCAAAGTAGGAGAAATCACGGGAGCGGCCGATGTTCTCCACCACCTCCTCCACCACCCGCAGCTTGCCGGAGTCGATGAGGGCTTCGTAGTAGTCGCGTATGCCCATTGCGATGCTTTTGGGCGTAACGAATTTCCCATCACCAGCGCAAAGGCCCAATGCAATAGCATCCTTATCGCTCAACAGCGGCTTCCGTTCGTTGCTCATGGGGTTTCGGTTATCTGTTCGCACGCCCTTAGGCATTCCAAGCCCTTATCCGTCAGCCACGGATGCCGTATGGATATGCCGTGCTCGATCATCCCGAGCTTGTCAAGATAGGACAGCATGATGTAGACAATGGCCTCGCTTTCGCCAAGGTCCGCGCACATCTTTTCAATCCCCTCCCCGCTTTCGTATGGCAGCGGGATCAGGCGTAGCAGTTGGATCATGCGCAGGGTAGCCACATCTTCAACGCACCCACAAAAGTCAAAGCATCCAACGCCAACAAGCTGGATCATGCTTTCGTATAGCACGCCGTTCAATTCGTATCCGGCCTCCAACTTGTGTGGGGTCATGGGGTGCGGTATTTGGCTAGGATGGCGGCCGTTTCGTTCACTAAAGCCTCTACATGCTTATTGTCGGCTTCGTACTCAAATCGCTCGTTCCACTTTTTCAGCATCTCCCGCAGCTCATCCCGCTCCTGTGCGAGTGCATCGAGCGCATCCTCTATGCGCCGGAAGTTGGATGAACAGTCATCCGTAAGGGCTTCGCGGAGCTTGGCAAGCTCCTCGTGCATGGTCGTGCTCATGCTTCGTGGTTGTATCCTTTCACAAAGGTACGGCGGAATGCCTCTCGCCGCTCCTCCCCCGCAACTTTCAGCCCCTTCCTCACCATGCTCCGCGTGGCGTTGCCAGTCCCCTTCAACTCGAACACCATCCGCATCATCATCGCATCCGCAAAGTCAGGCGACCGCCCCAGCCCCTCCTTCACCTTTTCCTTCGGCAGGATCCTCAGCTTTTGGTCCGTGTCCATCTTGTCCCGCTTGATCCACGCCAGTTCCTCCGCTATCGCCTCCCTGTGGGCATCCGTCGCAATGTACATATCGCCCCCGTTGACGTGCTCAGATAGGACATAGCTGCATTGCGCCTTCAGGTTGGCGTAGTTCTGAACCTTGCCCAGCTCGATCGGCCGGGAGCCGCCGATGAACCTGTAACAGCCCGGCAGCAGGTCCGCCACGCCACCGCCCACCCCATCGTCATCCACGCACACGCGCGAGCGTGTCACCCCCTCCAGCTTGCACAGGGACGTGATAGCGGCCGCGCACTCGGGGACGCTGCTCTTGTCCATCACCGTGAAGTGGGTCAGGCGTAGCCCTTCCCAGAGGGCGATGACGGTCTTGTCCGAGCCGTAGCGGGCGATGTCCGCCGTGATGTACTTAGGGCCGGTGGGTACGTGGTCGTTTGTCCACAGGTCCGCAATCGCATCGTGCGACATAAGCCGCGCCGGGTCATCATCATAATCCCAATCCCCCAGCAATAGGCGCGCCCGGTCGGGGCCGTTCAGCCGCTTGAGGCTTTCGATGTAGTGAGGGCTGATGTTCGGGTTGTCCGTCACCAAGGCGGGAACGAACGCCCGATGCGGCTCCAGCGTGCCATCCCGGTAGGGGGCATAGAACTCGCGATGCACCCAATTCTTCGCCGGGTTGCACGTTAGCAGCATCTTCGGGATCAGGCCGAACTCCCCCAGCTTGTAACGGATGCGGCTGCCAACGATGGCCTTGGCGCGCTCGCTCACTTGGTTGGCCTCATCGATGAAAGCCCCGGTGATCTCCAGCGATCCAAGATCATCGAAGTTGGGGTCTGATGGGTAGCTAAACAAGTCCTTCAGCAGGATCATGGACGCCCCCACGGTGATCGTGCTGTTCTGGGCGTTGTACGTGTAGTGTTCTCCGGACTTCAGGCCGTGGGCGGAGCAAACGTCAAAGAAGCTGTTGAGGGTCGTTTCCTTCAGCGTCTTCAGCACGGCGCGCCCCATAAGCCAACGGGAGCCTTGGTACTTCAGGGCCATTGTGAGCAGCCAAAGGCACCCAAGCCATGACTTCCCGCCGCCTGCGGCTCCCCCGTAGAGGATCTCCGTGTGCGTGGCGTCGGTCAGGTAGCGCCATGCGATGCCCTGCTTAACGCTCAGGTCCGCCATCGAAGTCGGCCTCCGTCATTACGCGCATGTATTCCTCACGCACAAAGAAGGGGGGACGTGGATGCATCGTTCCGTATCGCTCAATCCAGTCTATGCGCTGAACAAGCCAGCGCGCATCCGGCCCTTCGCCTATGCCGGGAAAGCTCATAACCAAGCAGCGAACGCCGCCGCCGTCACTGCCTTCGCAAACAATGACGGGGGATCCGACCGAATAGGTAAAGCTCAGTTTAGCCATTGGCATCCGGCAGCGGTGGCACGTTGATGGTCACGGTCGGCAGCTTCTCCCCTCCGCTGGTAACGTCCAGCTTGTCCCCGTATTTCTTCGGCAGCAGCTTCGCCGCTACCCACTTGCGGGCGTCCACCTGAAGGCGCGCTTTTTGTGCATCAATGGCGCTATCGGCTATCCGCACGATCTCATCCGCGTAATGCTCTGCCTGCAAAGTCCGCGCGCGCGCGTATTGTTCGGCAAGTTGCGGATCCTCAGCCACCCAATCGAGGAACGTGGATGCCTTGTACCCCACAAACTCACAGGCGGAGCGAAGGGATGAACCGGAAGCGATATCTTCCAGCACTTCGGGGATGCGCGAACGGTCGATAGGGGTGGCGCTCATGGATGGTCCATTGGGTCAGGCAGCGGGCACCAATAGGCCGGGGCGGTCCTGTTCTCCATACGTCCGAATGCTGGCATCATGGATATGCCGCCGATGTCATCTTCATCAAGGGCGAACACTTCGGCCCCATGCCATCCGTCAAGGTATTGCCAAAGGCCAACGACATAGACGCCAAGTTCGGGCCATGTGCTGCGGTCGTTCTTGTCAAACTTGATCCACGGGCTTTTCATGCCGATGGCGCGCCCATCGACAAGGCCCTCGTTGTATGAGGTCAGTTCGTCCACTTCGTTTTGCGTGTTCATGGGTTCTTACGCGGCCGTCCGCGCTTGGGTTTGTCGATGGCCTGTTCAGCCAAAAGGTCCGCGACAGCATCGCGGCAAGGTTCTGCGCTTGCCGTCCGATGGGGCAGCAGGGCGTTCCGGTCACACTCCACGATCGCCCACCCCTTAGCCAGCATCGCGTCGATGTTAGCCGAGCCGCGAACGAGGAAGCCCGACATGGCATCGGGGTGCTTCATCATGGCCCTTTCAAAACCGCCTCTTACCATTTGTTCGCCGGGCAGTGCGCCCGCTTGAGTTTGGTCTTCAACTTCAGGGAGCAGCCGCAGGGGTTGACCTGTTGGCCGTCCACGGTTACGGGATGGGGGTCGATGG